CTAACCTATTGTTAAATCCGGTTTAGTTATTATGTTTCCGAGTGTATCCCTGGTTACTCCGGGCTGTGTAATTGTTTTTCCTGATGCTACATGCGTTATTGTATAAGCATTAATTGCATAAAAGCTACTGTCAATTATGGTAGAAGTAAATACGCCCGAACTGCCGTCCGGCCATTTTATTGTTGCACCTGTAATTATACCGTTTGAATCCCTTGTAATTGAAAGCAACTGATAAGCTATTCCCTCAGTCCATTCTGCAAGCGTCTGGTCGAGAGTATTTTCCCCGCCTAAATTGCGAATTGCATTAGTAGTATCAAGGTTTGGAACATTCCCGAGTCCTACCTGTGCTTTTGTTGTATTATGCGGATTAGAATTATTATTAAGATGCCCGTTGTATGCAGCCTTGAGTTCATTTGTAAAATCATTTGTTGAAAGGCCCTTGCCGTCCTCTTTATCGACTTTTGAGTTTAATGCTGTTTGGGCTGCCGCTGAGATAGGTTTATTTATATCCGAAGTATTATCTGCGTTGCCTAAACCTACCTGGGCTTTTGTGGTTGCATGTGGATTATTTGTATTATTAATATGACTATTCAATGCTGTCATACTGGCTTTATTATCCAGAGCTGTTTGGGTTGCCGTTGAAATGGGTTTATTTATATCCGAAGTATTATCTGCGTTGCCTAAACCTATCTGGGCTTTTGTGGTTGCATGTGGATTATTTGTATTATTAATATGACTATTCAATGCTGTTGTACTGGCTTTATTATCCAGAACTGTTTGGGTTGCCGTTGAGATAGGTTTATTTATATCCGAAGTATTATCTGCATTGCCTAAACCTACCTGTACTTTTGTTGTATTATGCGGATTGGATGTATTATTAAGATGCCCGTTATATGCAGCCTTGAGTTCATTTGTAAAATCATTTGTTGAAAGGCTCTTACCGGTATCTTTATCTACTTTTGTGTTTAATGCTATTTGGGTTGCCGTTGAAACCGGTTTATCTGCATCCGAAGTATTCTCGGCGTTCCCGAGTCCGACCTGATTTTTTGTAACAGAATGAGGGTTATCCGTTCGGGTTTTATGGTCTGTTATGGCCTTTTCGCCAATCCATATTTTATAAATTGTACCGTCGCTTCTTTTATAAACATCCGATTCGGTAAGTTCGCCTGATTTATCAGCATTAATATAAATTTTATATTCGCCGTCGGGTACGCCATCGCGGTAATAAACTCCCGCCCTTATTGAATCCTCGGCAAGAGGCATATTTGTATTTACGACCTGGTCTGACGGAACAATATAAATATAATTTGAATATCCGGTTAATGTTCCGTTTGCATTTTCCATGAAACGGATAAAACTTGAAGTTGCCATAAATTACTCCAGTAAATTATCTTTAATAATAATTTCCTCTATTGAGGGATTAAAACTTGAACCGTCGCTTAAGTCTATATATTCCAGGCTTTTGAAACTTATCGTTAATAAGTCTTTATATTTTACCGTATCCAGATAAGATTCATCAATATTTGTAAGCATAAAAAGAACATTATTCTGATTCTTATCTTTAAAAGGCGCACCGTCGGCATGTCTATATAATAACCCGGTCAGGCCTTCAAAAGATTTTATTTGTTGATATTTATTCCGCGGGTAAGCATATTTGAATAAATATAACATTATCTCAAACGACCAATGTTTACCGAGGTTTATAAAATTCCGGTGCCCCGTAATTACGCTTTTATGCTCTATTAAATCAGTATCAGGTTCGTCTGTCTTAATGGTTATATGATTAAGTAATAATATTGACTGGTTTTCCAGTCCTGCATTAATTACAAATTTAGGCGCGCCTGTTCCGAACATTCCCTCATTCATGCCGCTACATCATAAGTTTGTTGAACAATTTTTGAAATTCTTTTATCAGAGTTATAGTCAATAAAATTCTGCTGCACTGTTAAAGGTGTAACATCAATATCCGTCTCTATAGTTTCCTCTGTATAATTAGCACAATTAGCTATAAATTTATTTCTTACCGGGTTTGGTACCAGTCCTTGTATCATATCAGTAAATGTACCGTCAAGGTTCAAATGTTTTCCATCATAAGGGCAGGCTTCGGGAATAAGCCAGCCGCCGGTAACCATATTTGTTTTTGTTCCGGTATTCCAAAAAATCCAGTTATTTGAAAGCCATGAAAGGGAAAAGGCCCCGAGACCTGACTGTGTTTTACCACTCGGACTTGTATATGGCGTATTGCCCGTATAATTACCATAATTAACTCCCCAGAGATTGAAACAAACATTTGCATCTTCATATTCCGCCAGGATAGTTGCAATTTTATATGACCAGGTTTCATTATCTGTCTTTACATAATTTGAAGTGCGCGGAATTAATTTGAATGTATCATAGCCGCTTACCTGTACACCTAATGTAAAAGCCGAACATATTTCGGATAAATAATCATAGAAAGTAATTTTACTGCCGTTATAATTATTATTTATAGTATCGTCAATTACCTCATGCTGCACCGCAACCGACTGATTTATGCAATAAAGTACAGGTTCAAAAGTGTAAAAGTCACTATATAAAATATCTTTATCGGCTAATAAGTCATGGAAGCAGACTGCGTTTTCAACTAATGAACAATCAAGCGTTAAGCCGCTAAGAGTGAACATCCCTTTTAATAAATCAATAATATAAAATATACTTGTCCCTGTATTTTCAATTGCATATTGCCCGATTGTTGAGGCATATTCAACCTTTGTATTTTGAAGTTTTTTAAGGTTATGACTTACCTGAATATCATAGCAATGATTGTCCTGGTTCAAAGGCGCCGCGCTTATAAAGCCTGCAAATATTACATCAAGGCCGTAATTAATTATTACCTTATCAAAAAGTTGCGGAATAAACGGGCAGGTAACAGATACCGAACATGAAAAATTTTCAGACGTCGGAGTCCAGTCCCGGTTCATAGCAAGATAAGGGATTGTACTTATTTTATGAATATAATCGCTTATATCCTGCCAGTCTTCATTTTTAAATATTTTTATAGTCAGACTCATATTAAAGGTTTTATTAAAACTGATTTAACGCCGTTTCTTATTAATTGATTCTTTACACCTTCGGCATTCTTAACGGTTAAATAAGGATCGCTGCTTTCAAGGTTTATCTGCATCGGCCTCTTTTTCAATGATGTTTTCAAATCGATCATATTAAGCGCAAGAACATTCATCTTAGTTAATATCTGGCCGCTTAATTGTTCAACCGGCGTAACTTTATTTGCCGCGGTTACGCTTACAAGCTCGCCGGATTCAACAAATAAAGGATAAGAATCATTTGCATATCCCTGGGGGACTATAAATGAACCGCCGCCTGCAAGCTTTCTTATTCCGCTGTCTGAGACCGAATAACGCCCTCCTTCATGGCTACTTATCCCGAGCATCGTTAATATGCTTACTCCCGGTCCCCCGGCCATTGCACTTATTATATTTAACAATGCCCATTTAACCATAATTTGTTCTATTTCCTGTATAATAAGGTTTCCCATATTTACAAAGAACCGGGTGGTATCATTCGCAGTTTCCGCGGCTTTAATTCTTAACATATCAAAGCCGCTCATTGCACTTTCATAAAAAACATTATAAGCTGAGGTTGCGGCCTGGCTGCTGTTTATCCAGTCATTAAGTATGCTTTCCTTCCCGGACATATTATTTTTATTTCCACCTGATAAATTAACGCCCGGATTAGGCTCTCCCGACTTCGGATTCATATTATGAGGAACCAAAGGGCCGTAACCTGATATAGTTAGTTCGCCGTTCTCATTGAATTTATAAATATCCGAGCCGGTTTCTTTCTTTAGCAATTCCTCAAGATATTTCAGATATTCTTCCTGTATCTTTTTCTTTTCCTCAATTTTATATTTTTCAATCTGCACCTCTGTAATACCGTTTTCCCGGAATTTTTTTATTTGCTCGTTCATATTCTTTGCCAGATAATCCCAATAGCTTTTATCCGCAAATTTTACCGCTTCATAATATTTATTTACAATTTCTTTTTTCTTATCCGCTGCATCCTTTGCCTGCTGTAATTCCTGCAACTTCAATTCCGATTCTTTTATTTCGCGTTCAATCTTATTATATTCAACGGCATCCGTAACCTGGTCAAATTCCAGTTGCTTTTTACGTAGATCTAAAATATGCGCCTGAATTTGGGGTATGGTTTTACCTGCAAGTTGCCATGCGTCCGTATTGTTTTTAATATCCTGCGTTGATTGTTTTGTTTCATTAGCTTCTTTCTCATGCTGCGCAAATGTAACATAACCGCTTCCCTGATATGTTGAAGGTGTACTGGGAGTTGTCATCCATTTAGGCAGAGGTGAAGATGAAGGATTCTGCATCCATTGAAATTGTTTTACAAGAAACAATGCGGCCGCCGCCCCGGCGCCGGCCCATCCGAGCAATTTCCAGATTGCGGAACCTTTTGCAGCGGTATCCAGATGAATAAGAGCTGCTGTCTCGGTTTCAATCTGCCCGGCGGTGGTTAAAGCTGTAAGTCCTAATACCTTTTTCATGGTAATAAGTGTTATAAGAGAAGGTAAAATATCAATCACGGCGCCGCCTATTCCTATTAATGCCGAAATTACATTTTTCAATTTCTTATCGCTATTATCAAATTCTTTCATAACAGGCATAAGAGCATCATTCAGAAATTGCCCTAAATTTCTTTTCTGGTTATTAATAGTAACTCCCCAACTTTCCCATTCATCTTTATCAGAACGAGTTGTATCGGTTGCCTTTTCAAACGTCATTCCTGATGCATGTATTATAGCTTCAAGCCTTATCTGCCTTTGCGTTTCAGAATCAAGTTCATTTATGCGGCCGCCATGCTGTTTAGATAACTCATATAATTGCTGTTTATAATCTACGACTGAAATGCCGAGGGCGCGCAATCCTTTTACAGTACCGTCGCTTGCCTGTATAACGCGTTCCATTCCCGCGGAAACATCCCCTCCGTATTTTTCCGACGCCTCTTTAGCCATAGCAAAAAGCAAAACCTGATCCTTAAATGATATACCCATATCCTTAGCTTTGTTGCTTAATTCAATCAGGCTCTGGTCGTCCGCCGTTTCCTTAGTCGCTTTTCTTAAAGCTTCCATTTCTTCGACTGTACCTGAAAAATACGACTTTGCTTCGGCCAATGTAGTAGCTTTATTAATCGATTCTAATAAGATTGTTTTTACCTGCTGAAAGCTTTCTTTAACAAGTTGTACACCCTGATTTATGCCTGTAATTATCATGCCCCAGCGGCTCATATTCTCGGTAGTATTTTTCGTTCCGCCTTTTATTGAATCGATTATGGAACCGACTTTATCAAGCCGGGATTGCGCCTCGGTAACAGAGGCGACGTCAAGGTTTGCCTTTATTTTGTTTTCAAACCGGATTTTTAATTTATTATAATACCCCTCAAGTTCACTTAATTTCTTTTGTCCCAGGAAAGTATCAAAATCTATTTTAGGCTTCGGCGCGTTGGCATATAGTTTATTAAGCTGCTTAAGCTGCAGTTCAAGCTTATCGGTCTTGGCTTCAATTTCAATTATTAATTTTTCTAAAGTTTGTACATCCATTGCTACCACTTCCCGGATTTTTTACGTTCCTCATAATCCATTTGAGCGATAAACTCTTTTTCTTTTTCCGTTTCAAAATCATACTTGCCCGATATGGCTAAAGAGGTAAGGTTAAAGGCTTCATTCAGGAAAAACCTGTATTCTGTTATCGGCAGGCTTTCAACTTCGTTAATTGGTACAGAATAAAAATGGGCGATTAAGGATTTTACTTTTGAACGGCTTATAAATTTTCCGCCGTCTTTTTTTTTTCAGCTTCCTCAAGCGTATTAATTTTTTCCACAAGATCGACAATTTCATTATCGCTCAGGTGTTTCATTAACCAGGTTGTATTGCGCATTTTTCTAAGCCGGAATCTTTTAATAACCTGGTAAAATTTTATATCAGATAATTTTGCCGGTGCAAGGGCGTCTGCAATTTTAGCGCAGGCTATAAGCAACCCGAATTTATTGTCTATCTTTTCACGGTGTTTTATAGTAAAGTCCTCTAACTCGCGTACATCAAATGAAGTGCGTTCATATAAGGTTGCTTTATAGCCTGCAATATTTACCTGAATATTTTTTCGCATAATAGTTTATGAATTTTTGGTTAATGCCCCGGAACCGCTTGCATTGCCTGTAACCTGTACGGCGTCTGTTAATTTGCATGTTACATCGTAGCTTTCAAATATTGCAGTACCGCCCCAGTAATTGTCTTCATCAACGTCTAATTCCACCGGTAATTTTTCCTGTATCGGCAGGTCGCCCTGGCCGTCATAAAGCAAAGCGGAATATGTAAACGTCCAGCTCTTATGTCCTGCGATTTCTCTTTCCTCCCATTCGCCGGATTCCGAATCGCTAACATCCACCGAGGTTGATTTAGGAGATTTTTTCCAGTCCGTAATCGGCAATATCCTCTGTGCGGTACCGGAACCGGCTTCGCCCCAGGTTTGCGATGATGCAAGCGCAACTTTAAATGTTGTAGAGGTTGCCTCAGTAACAAGCAGGCCGCGGTTGCCGTTGTTTAAGTCGGTCATTGTCGTACTTTTTAATAATACAAACATACCTGCCTTTAATATATTTGCGCAGGTTATTGTAGCGATGCCGTTTGCAATTGTAACGCCTGTAATTGTCATTATTGCGCCGATTTTAATCCTGCCTGATTTGCCTGATAGTTTTCCCATGATTCAACTCATTTTTTTATTGAATAAATTTTATTATCAAATTTGTCAAAGCGTTCTTTAAGTTCCTGAATGCCGTCGTCTATATTTTTCAAACGTTCCTGCAGGCCGGGAATTTTATTTATCTCTATGTAGTTGTTTTTAATATTGCAGTTATTTTTTTCAATCGCTTCGTTTATAACTTCTTTAACTTCAACACGGTCCGGTTTGTTTTCATACTGTGCTTTCAGATAACCGACTGAAAAAATTATAAATGCACCGGAGACAGCAACCTGCCAATAATTAGTAAAGATATTTTTAACTTTATCCGTCATAAGATTATTTTTTTAGCCTTATATAAAACAAATAATAAAGCTGCTGCACCTATAATTATTAAGATTATACTACCTGAAAGAAAGTCATAAATTTTCTGGTACCAGGGCCTTTCAATAATCGTTTGCTTAGTAATAACCGTATGCCGGGTTGTATCTATATGGCTTACCGGTGCGGGCTTAACAATAACTTCGGTATGCAGTACCGGTTTACCCCCGGGTGATTTTATATCCGGTTTCTCGGTAATGTTTATTGTTAAAGTATCGCCTCTGTCTGTTATGGCCTTTTCATTCCAGGCTTTTGTAACTGTATCAAAAGGAACATCCGCCGAGGCTTTTATTTCCGGTACCGGCACCGACACTGCTTTTATTTCGGTTGTAGTCTCTTTGCATATGCTTTCTTTAGATGAACTGCATCCCGCAAATAATAAAGCTGCAAGAATAAGAATTAAAAAATATTTCATTGCTTAACCTCGTCATTTTTATTCGAGGGGCCGGGGACGGGTTGTATTTTCCCTTTGTCTGTAAAATGTTCGAGAACATTTGAAGCAAAAAATAATGACGCAATTGTACCATAACCAATTGCACCCTGTACTGCAAATAAGCTTATATCAACTGCAAGATTTGTAACTTTTGTAAGTGCAATAAAAAGGACAAAAGTATAAGCTAAAAGCGTTAAAACAAATCCTAAGAATTTTCTTGAACCCTGTTTCATAAGCTCAACTCCGGTTTAATAGGAATATTAACAAAATTCATTTCAAATACTTCATCTGCAAGATTATGAGGTAAATCTAAATCCGCCGGTTGCAAGTCGACTGTAAGGTTAATTATATCTTTAATGATTGAATCATTATATGGTATAGTTTCAAAAAGTAATTTTTCTGCGAATCTACGCCTCAATAGACCTTTAAGAATGTTTCCGGCTACATCTTTTGTAAAAGATAAAAATTCCTGAGCCGCATCCTTATAATTTCTATTTAATAGACATTCATAAATCAAAGTACGCTTACCACTTTTCCATTTTAATGTACCGCGATTAAATGCAAAATCAGTACATGCGCCATATTGATTCTCATTCAGATATTGCCATTCGGGTAATTGTTTTTTTACTATATTTTCAGCTTCACTCATATCCAATAAAAATAATTCTTCAGCATCTATTTCGGTTATAATAGAATTAGGTTTAATGGTAAAATTATTATCCGAAGTATGGCCCCATCCAATTGTTAAAATATCGGCACTGTCTTTATAAGCTTTTAATCTCAAAGTTTCAAAGCTCTTAGTTAATATTTCGGTTGCTTTGTTTATCATATATGCGTTTATAATTTTTACTAATTTATTTTAATCATTAAGAATCATATAAATCAGTGGTACTTATTCGCGCCTGTATAATATCATTTTAGCTACGAACTGAGTTTTGTAAGCATTGCCGGTGCGGCCTATAAATACAATCCTGTAACTATCCGCTTTCTCAGAAAAGTAATAATTAAAATACCCGACAGTTGAAGATTTGACCGAGTCGCTTATTGTTTTAACCGTAAGCCATTCTCCGCTTAACCCCGAAGCCTGCATTATAATTTTTATATTGACCGAATCCTCCGTGAATTTATACCAGAATGTTGCGGTTGTATCATATTGCCTTTTATCGAATGACTGTGTAATTACAGTATCGGTACCATGCAGATAGCCTGCATATGTGACCTCATATTTGTAAACTCCGTTCGGGGCCGCATTTCCTGAATCGCTTACGGCAGTTTGCGCCTGTAAATATGACAACACACTAAGCATGAATATTATTACTATATAAAAAAGAATTTTTGATAATTTCATTTCAGACTCCAATATTTATTTAAGATAAACCTCCAGGGTTTTAAAGAACCCTGGAGGTTTTTGTTTTACAATTATTCTAAGGAGTAACCTTTAACCTGTACAAGCGCCGTGTCATTCTGCAATGCAAGTGCCATATCCATATTAACATTATTAGTGTAAAAGTTGCCGACTAAGCCTGCATAAACCGCTTTACATCCTACAGAGGTCAGGGCGGATAAATCTTTGCGTTCGCCCCAACGCGCTAAAAAGATTGAACTGCATTTATGATTTTCGCCGACGGTTTCTGTGAAAGGCAAATTTGCATCGCCGTTCTTTTTATACCCGGCGCCTCTTATAATGGTTTTGCCGATCAAATCAACTATGTTACCGAGTTCGTCTTTGCTTTGCCTGTAATAGCCCAGGTTCTTGGCTATTGTTAAAATCCTGGTCTGCATAAATTCATTCATATAGCAGTGAGAAGCTCCGCCGCGTACTAATTTGAAAAAGTTTATCAGAGATTCCATAAAGGTCTGCTGGGCTGTTACCGCCGCATCGCTGTTTCCAAGTGCCGCAACCAGGCCGTTTGTTCCCGCTGTTTTTATCCAGGCATTCTTTACCATTCTTCTTAAGCCGTCAAACTCGTCGGAACCTTCGGTTGACGAATTGCCTTCAAAAAATTTTTCCTGCAATATCCAGCCTGCGTCCTCGGCTTCCAGTCCTGACTGAGTAACAAGCTCAGTTGCGACATCTTCGTTCCTGTCTTCAAGAACGCGGTCAACTTTAATGTCGAAAGAAACAATTTTCTTGGCGATCGGGTCATAGGTATTTGAGGGCGGAGTGGCTTCATTATCTTCATTCAACGGCCTGAATATTGAAGTTGTACTGCCGGTCCTTTGTTTCTTTAATGAATCGGCGTCGCCCATCTTTGAATAGAACTGAATGTCCTGCAGAGCCGGCGCGTTTTTTTCAAGTCCGGTTAAAATAACGTTTGTTAAATTATCCGACGGGCTTATTTGTCTTAGTAACATTTTAACCTCTGATTTTATAATTAATAATTTTCAAAACTGATAACCTGGAACCTGAGAACTTATTTTCCCATCTTGGATTTTATTTCTGCAATAGCCGCGTCCTTAATATCTTTCTGAGATTTCACCTTTTCAGGTTCTTCATTTACTTTTATTTTGCCCGGGAGTGCTGAGTTCTTTTCTTTTGCGTCAAGCTTTGCCTTTGTTCCGGCATAATCAACTTTTGCATTATTCAACCAGACCTCTTTATCGGCCGGTAATATTTTTCCATCTGCAATAGCGCCGTTTACCAGATCGTCGTTTTCTTTATGTTGCAGGGATAATTTCAGGTCGTCAAATTCTTTGCGCGGAACAAAGTTTTTTGATTCAGGTAAATTAAGCGCTGAGGCTGCCTGTGACGCGGTAATAATATCTGTAATAGTTGCATCGTCTTTTAAATTAAACTGTTTTCTTAATTCTGCAAGTTTGTCATTAATCTGTTGTTCGGTTGCGTTTTCCGGGAGTCCCAGAAATATTAATAATGCTTTGTTCATTTCTTTACCTTTAATTTTATTTTTAACTTCATCATCATTGATTAAATTAACAAAAAGGCCTACATACCCCTTATCCATAACCGCGGGATCAACTATGCCGTCAACAAATCCTTTTTTCAAAGCTTCTTTATCAGTAAGAAAAGTATCCGCGTCCATCATGTCGGTAATTTCAGATTTGCTTAAGCCCGTTTTCTGCATGTAAATTTTAATTATAGATTCATTTATTTGCTTTAGTTGGTCTGCATTTTTCTGCATTTCATTGTTATCGCCTGCGGCCAGCATCCAAACGTTATGAATCATAAGCATAGTGCTTTTATACATGAATACTTCTTTGCCCGCCATTGCTATAACTGAGGCAATCGAAGCGGCTATACCGTCAACATAGGTAATAACATTTTTACTCTTAAGTAAATTGTAAATGGCAATGCCGTCAAATACAGAACCGCCATAACTGTTTATATGCACTTCAAATTCAGTCGTTCCCTGTTTTTCCGCTTCATCAAGGGCCAACTGGAAATCTTTTGCGGTCAATGCACCTTCGCCAATGGTATCATATATATAAATTTTTGCTTTCGGCATTTTTTTTACTTTTTATTTTTTTATAAACTTTGAATCAAACCTAAGCCTGAAACTTTCTATTGTAAAAGGGTTTTAACGCAAATATATATTTGCGCTTATTTTACGGTTATAAGCCTGATTAGTTGTTTATTTTTTACGTGAACAAAAGAGGTTATTATGAAATATGCTCCGCAGTTGATAGCTGAAATAAAATTCAAGTTTGTACATGAAGGCTTAAGCGCACGGGTTATATCGAAAGGATATGACGGTAAACCGAGCATCCAGACTATAATCAACTGGTCAATAATTATAAATAAAGACGGTTCAAACTGGGTAAGCGAACGTGATGAATTTATTCAAAAGCAGTATGAAAAGCTTTCACCTCAAAGTCAGGCCGGTAAAATACTTGAAAGAATAAATATTTTATTGCAGAAGCCCTCCAAAAGTTTTACAACAAAAGACGCCGATGCACTTGCCAAACTTCAAAAGGTTATGGAAAAACTGATTGATAAAAATTTCCAACTGCCGGTAATGTATTCCATGCTTTCAGACTTCGTTGTTTTTCTTAAAGATAATTATATAGAACTTCTTTTGCCCGAACTTGGCTTATTAAACGCCGTAAGGCATTTCAAGAATAATCTGAAAGATAAATATGCCGGGAAATATTAAACAACTTGACGAAGCCTTTGAAGAACTACTGAATAAAATAACCTTTGAGGAATCAGATACCGAGTTGACGCCTGAGTTAAGGATTAAACGCCGCGCCCTTGCCGATAATGACGACTTTGAATTCTGCAAAATTTATTTTCCGCAAATATTTTTTGATTTATGGAACGCTATACACCGGCATATTAAAAGCCTTAAGCATGGCAAATATACTGTTTCAGGCAGTCGTAAATTTGGCAAGACAGCTTTTACACTCATAACAAAATTAGTAAAACATATCTGCCTCGGCGGTATAGGATTAACCGGACTTATCCTGAGAACCCAGGACGACGCATATGAACGCGGCGATGCTTTAATGCGGCTGATTAAGCGCAATAAAAAATTAATGTATGACTACGACGTGCAATTTCAGCAGGATAAAAAAGGGCACTGGATTGTTAATAATAAAACCTTCGTAGGTATCGGAGTCCGGGAAGGAATGCGAAATTTCTTAGATGAAGAATTTAACCGCTTTGAAGTATTAATACTTGACGATTTATTTAACCGCATCTCGGTAACTTCAAAAGTTGATAATGAGAAAGTTTATGACTTTGTTTCCTCCGAAGCAATCGGACAAATGAATGACGACGGCCTGTTAATCTGGTTATTTAATATTATCATGCCTGATTCCCCCGGGGATAAATTTGCAAAAGAACACCCGGATAATCATTTTAACCTGCCTGCATTAAATGACAATGAGGAAACCAACTGGCCCGAATCTAAAAAATTTACTACTGAATATTTAATCGCCTTAAGGGATTCTATGAATTATGAAATATGGATGGGCGATTATATGAATAAGCCGGTCCTGATAGGAGAGATATTCAAAAAAGAATGGATAAGATTTATAAATATCAATACCGTGAATATTATTACTTCGCTTTCTGCAATTGATCCCAGCTACGGCAAAAGTCCCGAAGCCTGCTATAAGGGAATTATCACACTGGGAGTAACAGATAAAGGCGAACGTCCCGTAATAGATATTTATTTAAGAAAAGAAGATTATTCATACGTCTTTGATTATATAGATAATATAAGGCAAACCGCGCCGCATTGGAAAATACTTTTATTTGAAAATGATTTCTCTCAATTCCAGATAGCAAAGCCTTATTATGACGCATGGTGTGAAAGCCATAAGAAAGAAATTTCGCTTTTTGTATTCAGTACAAAATCGCTTAAGACTGACGAATACGGTTCTGATAAAGTTTCAAGAATTATGAACCTGGTATTTCCGCACCAGACCGGCAAACTGCTGTATTCAGACAGACTTGAACATACCGCGGATTACCAGTTATTTCTTACACAATACCTCAGCTTCGGAAAGAGTACAGAAAAACTTGACGGCCTTGACGCCGAAGCTTCGGCATATATTCAGATTGCAAGTTATGTGGATAACGGCAGCTTCAATTCCTCCGGGCACCGTAAAGCAAAAGAAAAATTATTCAGAAAGGTTTAATAATGCTTAAAGTAAATGAGCAAATCGGGCAGACGTTTGTTGATTATACTCCGTCTTTTTATAAACGTACAATCGCCAACTGGAAACAGGGATATTATAAAGAAATTACAGCCTTGTATGAACAATGCGAAACAGATAGTTATTGCGGTGGATGTGTTGAGGCCCGCCAGGACGGGTATAAAAAGAACTGGCGCCTTACCGAAGCTTCGCAATCCAAACAGGATATTGCAATTAAAGAATTTGTTGAAGGCGTACTGCTTGAACTTGATATTTACGATTTGTTCGACTTTATACATGACGCCCGCCTGAAAGAATTTTCTGTTATCGGCTACGACTGGGAGGTAATAAACAACAAACAGGTTATTACCGCCATAAATAAAATCAATCAGAAATATTTCCGTAGGGATATGAAGGATAACAGGAAAATTAAAATCGACTGGGGCAACCGGCTTGAGGAAATTCCCCCTGACGCCGCGCTTGTATGCGAGTCTGTTAAACTGCCTTTGCTTATTTCCGTCGCCCGCGATTTCATTTTAAAAGAATTTGGCATTGAATGCTTTGCCTCCTTTATTGAGAACTTCGGCGAAGCTTTTATAATTGCGCGCTATCCCCCCGGCGCAAGTGAGAAGTTTAAGGCCGAACTTAATGACGCCGTTAATAAACTCGGCGCATCAACGCGCGGCATTGCGCCTATCGGCTCCGAACTGCAGGTTATTGAAAGCCATAAAAATACCGGCGATCATTCCGCTTTTATAGACCTTGCTAAGACAGGAATCGTATTAACTTTATTAGGACATGAGAACGCTGTTAAAAATTCAAGTGGCCTGCAGGTGGGCCAGAACGATACGCCCTGGAAAGCTTTACGTTCAAAAACATTAAGCGATATTATCTTTATAGAAAAGTTCTTGTATAAAATGATAAAGCTTCTTGTAGATAAAAATTTCAGCGCGGTTACGCAATACCCTTTATTCAGGATTGATAATAGCGAACCGATTGACAGTACTAAGCAACTTGCGATTATAGATTCCGCATATTCAAAAGGCTATAAAATAGCAGCGGACGAATATGCAAAACTCGGCTTAATTAAGGCTGACGATCAGGAACCTTTCTTGCAACGGGATTTTAATAATCCTGCGGATGCCGGGTTTTAGTTTTATTCCCCTCCCGGGAGGGGTGAAGGGATGGGTAAATGCCCCCTTCAATGGCACCTGTAGAATCGTTCGGAAGGCGTTCGTAATAAGATTTATGGAACAAATAAGCCATGACAAGATATTTATATAGGCATTAATCAAAATGGAAATAAAAGACAGCAAGCGCGACAAATTATTAAAGGCACTTCATAGCCAAAAGCTTATGAATGAACTTGGCCTTGCCGTTATCCAGATTATAAAAGAACGTACCCGCCGCGGCAGTGATATTGAAGGCAAAAGCTATGGCGAATATTCAAAGAGCTATATAAAAGTACGTGAAAGGCACGGCCTGCCTACCAGTCCCGTCACTATGACCTTTGACGATGTTTCCGGCATGATGCAAAAAATAGATCACCTTGTAGCGACTGATTTTTCAAATGCTTCTGTATTTATTGATGATAGGGCAAAAGAACAAATTGCCCGCTATTGGAACATGGAAGGCGCGGGACGTAAAAAGATGATAAGAACCTTCTGGGGAATAAGCCTTAAATCGGAACTTGATAAACTTGCGGCCCTCGGTTTCAAAATATTAAAAGATGTTTTAAGAAAATTATAAATGACGCTATGCGCATAGCAAAGGAAGGAAATATTTATGACTGACTTAGTTGATATAGAATTTATTAAAAAAAACTTTCCTTTATGGAATAAGTATTTTTTAGATGATGACGGTGAAGCGAGCGAAACGGTATTGCAGAATGACATTGACCGCGCCGCAGTTGATTTTCTTTCTTATGTCTTTTATACCAAAGATACTATACCGGAATGCTGCAAGTTTGATTTATTAAATATTGTAAAGAAGTACGGACTTGACCGAGCACTGGGAGACGTTGAGTTTGAAACAAAGCCTATGATATTAAAAGATTATGAAAGTACAATCGCAAGGCTTCAAAGTTATAAAGACGGTACGGCCGTACCGGAGGGGACAAACCTGAATTCAGATAAACCCTCCGTTATAATAAATGCCAAGCCGCGCCGCTTCGGGGAATGGTTTAATAATGATATTAATAGTTTACCCGGAGGCGATAATGTTAATTTTTGATGACTTAAATGCAGTTATAGATTTTATTCAGGACGGCAACAAGGATTTTTATCCTGAAGTTAAAACAATAGACGCTTACAAAGGGCAATTATCGGATGCTGTTAAGAATAATAACGTTATAAAGCTTGCAGACCGTCTGCCTGCTGTTTATGTAATTCTTATCGATTCAAAGCCGCTTGCAATTATTGAAGATTATAATTTCGATTTATTAATCGTTACTGAAAGCAAGACATTTGACAAAAAGGAAAAGCATACCGCCGCTTTAACTATTACAGGTAAAATATGCAATTACCTGAAAGTGCATGACGGCTTTAATTATAACGGCAAGGATTATAGTATTGAAGCCGAGGCGGTAAAAGTAGCTCACTTAATGACGGATAATAAATATTCGATTTATCAGATAAGCCTGCCAATTAAAGATTTGAAATAACTCCCTCCCTTTGGCAAAAGGGAGGGCCGGGGAGGGTTCGTTGATTGCAACATTAAACCGGAATAGCCTTATTCATATTTGGATATATTCTAAAATATTTCCACTTCCCCTCAATCCGTACAACTGCAATATAATATTCCGGTGTATCATATTGCCAGTTGAATTTAACATCAGGAATAAACTTTCTGAAATAATTAAGATAGGTTCTAAGAATTGATTTTTGAAAAAGGTAAACAGGTTCTAACATATCAAGATATTTAATTACTTCTTTTGTAATCTCAATCTGCCCGGGTTCGGAATCTGCAAGGTCAACATCCATTTTACTTTTTTCACCGACTATAATTGAAACAATTTTTTCACGCAGTTCAAGTTCATATCTCAATGGAAATTTTGTCTTTGGATTCTCTTTTAACACGGCAATTATTTTATTCAAGGGTATCATTTTCACTAAACAGATATAAATTATTTGTCTGGTACGGATTATAATTTGTCCACAGAATTTCCTGTCTCTTTGTTTTATGCAGTATTGTTTCCCGTTCCGGGGCTTTTATTTTGTAAAATCTCTTTAGTTCTTCATTATATAAATCCGATTCATACCCGGATATTGCTATTTTTGCTTTTGATTTTTTACATAGTTCCAATAAATAATAATGGTCGGATAAAGACATTTCAAATTCATATTCCGATTTATTTGTTCTTGTATTATGTACATAAGGAGGATCGCAGTATAATAAAGTATCCTTATTATTAAACTTTTCAAATATGTCCCTGAAATCCATATTAGAAATTTGGATAGAACGCAACCGGTTTATTATTCTTAACAGATTAGGAATTTTAGAGTTCCATCGTGAACACATTTCCGAAATATTTTTTCTTGAATTATGTGAACTCATTTTCCAGCCTGTTTGCCTTGCATAAGTGCCGTTAAAACTTTGATTGACTGCGACAAAAAATCTTCTCGCCCTTTCAATCTTATCTCCCTTATTCATATCCCGGTAGCATTTTATGTATTCGTCCTGGCAATAAGGCGTTAAATAAATTTTTTCAAGAAGCTTTTCAGAATGATCTCTAAGGCATTCAAAGAAGTTAATCACAACGGAATTAATATCGTTAAGAGTTTCAATTTTACTTGGTTTACGATTAAATAAAATAACTCCCGAACCGCCGAAAACCTCAACATAATTCTTTGTTTCCGGCAGGTGGTTAATAATAAAATCTGCGTGCATAAATTTTCCGCCGAAATAATTGAAGGGAATAATTTTACTTTTTATCATAGTATCGTTTAATTATAAGGAATAAGTAATATGCTATTTGCGGAACAATGGCATTTCCCAGGCCGCATAGTCTATCTGCGTCCAATTTTCGGGATAGCCCATTATTACTTCCACTAAGGAGATATTTATATCTTCGCCAGTTGTACATTTTATAATCTCTAACAGAGATAGTGTGAAGCAATTCCCATTCTCGCGGTTCTTTTTTATTTTCCTTTGCAGCGAAGATACCGGCAAGTTCATTAAATATTGAAATCCCATTGAAGCGACCGGAGTAGGCAATAATCCACATCCTTTTACGGACATGCGGAGCTCCGACTTCCTCTGCGGAAATAACCTGCCATTCGACATTATACCCGATATTGGAAAGCGATTCGACAATTTCTTTTAATCCTTTATTTCTTATATTAACAACATTTTCAATTACTATAACACCCGGTTCCAGTTCAGTAATAATTCTGAAATATTCATACCATAAGCCCGAACGCCTGCCTTTTATCCCGGCGCCGGTTTTGTTTAACAAACTAATATCCTGGCATGGAAAGCCGCCGGAAATGATGTCAACCTTTTTAAGATTATGCCTGCCGGTCTTTTGTATATAAGAGAATTTATCGACGCCGGGGAAATTTTTATTTAATACCGCCCGGCAGAATTCATTTTTCTCAACCTGCCATAATGTTTTTATTCCGGCCCACTCAGCGGCAAGGTCAAAACCGCCTATGCCTGTAAATAAACTGCCATGCGTCAAAATTGCAGCTCCAGTTGCTTTTCAGGTACCGGTTCAAGCCAGTATTCTGAAAATGATTTGCCGTCCCGCGTTACATATTCATCATTGATGAAATATTCAGTACCGTTTAATTTAAAGTTGCCTTCCTTTTTCAGATCTGCAATTCGTTGCGCCAAAGTCGTACAATGAAATCTTTCATATGCAACCCAGGTACTTATCCGCCGCCCTGGTATCTGCATCATAAAGGATAATATTTCATCGGCCTGACTCATTCAAATAAATCTCCGATAGCTTTTTTGTTAAATCTCCGGTGTTGTTTATTCTTAATATCATATTGCAAATGGCACCTCTGGCAAAGTGCCTTTAGCCGATCAATTTTCACGTTATGGTTTTCTTCATCATGGTCAAGGTGCGCGATTGTTAAAATTATTTTAATGACATTGACTTTATTATTATTAATATAAACTTCATTTCCAGTGTCAAATGGCAATTCAAAAAATTCTCCGAGTTGATTTCTAAATCCAACTGCATAATTAGAAACTCCGCAAAACTCACACTTATTTTCGGCGCGTTTTAATACTGCATCCCTCAGTTCTTTCCAGTTCGGCGGATATTTTTTATAATCAATCGGCATAGTTAATTATTAAATATTTTTAATTTCATTGTCTGATTATTTGCAAGATATTTTGAATTAATAAAGTCAAGGTTATATGTCCATATTCCCCGGCGTCCCTTAACTTTAATAGGCACAATCGGTTTAATGTTTTTAAGGAATAATCCGAACCTGTTTCCGGCACTGCAATCTATTAAAGCATGTTCGCTGTCTTTTGCCTGCAATGGCCGTGTGCCTATGACAAAGGCCGTGCAAAGTATAATGCCTTTAAGCTTTTTTATCCGTTCGATTGATTCATCTGAAATATCCATATATGGTTTAACGGATTCTTTCCAGTTTGCATCAAACTTTAATCCTGCATGTATGCCGATTGTCTGGTTTACAAGCGAGGCAAACCGGTTATGTTCCCTTGTTTCAATTGTTTTCCATCCAAGCGTAATGAATGACGCCCAGGGTTGATATAGAGTTATTATTTTCATTTTTTTGGCTCAAATTTTTGCTTTAATTTATAGTAAAGTTCTTTCTCGCATTCATAGCCGACTATCAATCCGTTGATTTTCAGATTTACTTCGCCTTCAAATTCAAAAGATTTAACCAGCATAGTAACTTTTGCTCTGTTATTATTATTTATATCGGTAGTAATAAGACAACTGACAAAGGGAATATTATCGCTACCATCTATATAAAGTTTTGCACTTTTAGCGGAATGTTCCGGGGCAATTAATTTTAAGTGTCTTATCATTTTTATTCCTATTAATTAAGGTTCATAAAAAACGTCCGGTTCTATATCGTGATGACACCGCCAGCCGCCCCGGCATTTTGAAACCGGTTTCGGCTGTTTAGGACCGTTATCAAGTGCGTCAAGTTGTTTTATAGTCCACCGCTTACCCGCCTTTGATTGTTTCAGTATTTCAATACAAAAAGGGCGGGAGGTTTTTCTTAAGAAACCGACGTAATCAAACCATAAGACTTCTGCAATACGTGCCTTTTCAAGCTTTATTAAATTGCCGTAATCTTTCAGCTTTGTAATGGCAATTGTGTCTGCATAAGCCGAAACAGAATCTCCGCATTTAGATATTGACGCGGCAAACTCAGACTCGCTTAAGCTTTTTGATAAACCCGAACGTATTGTTTTTATTAATTTATTTTCAGTTGCTTTTTCAAAAGTTCCCAGGTAATCCTGAGTTACTTTTTCGACTGCCCTTACTTTTGTATAGTCCCGCTGTATTTCATGCCCTAAATGAGAATAGACATCATTAACCAGTTCTATAACAGCATTGTAATTATTAAAAATCTGATTTGCCGCTTTGTTAAATTCCGGGGGTGTTGCATAAGCGATAAACCTTTTAATAGCATTAAGGTCGGCGTTCCTGTTACGGCTGAAATAATCAATAAGCTTTGCCTCAAGAATCCTGATATATTCCTTTGAGTCAACTGTCTTAAGAATTCTATTTATTTCGCTTTGATATTCCTCCCAGAGAACCGGCATAATTTACTCACTGATTAAAAAGGTTCAATATCATTTTTGTTTTTTTTGTAACCGGCTTTGCGGCCTTAATCTTTGCCTGAGCGTCTGCAACCATTTCCATAATCTTAACGCCTTTAACCTGAATCTCGGAATCAAATAATTCTTTGCTTTTGAAATAGTACCCGCATTGCAGGCAGATAATCCGCCGCGATGTAAAATGAGGAAATGATTCAGTACCGACTACCTTAAGGGGTGAGGGAACGTCGGACGTCGGCTGAAATCCTGCATTTTTACAACGCGGGCAATCCATAATTAAACAGCCTTTCCGAAAGCAATATGTTTACCTGAATTCTTAGCCTGTAAATTTTCAATCGCTTTTTTTACAGTCGGTGAAAGCGAGTGTGAGGGATTATTAAGAACGTCATGCACCGTTGTTTTGCCTAACCCCGCCTCGCTTGCAATCTGCTGCAGGCTTAATCCGAGGGCCTCTTTCAATTCCGCATTGCCCGGGTTTATAACTTCGCCGTCAAGAACTTTTTTACCGGCCCTGCGGGCTTCCTCCATTTTATTGGCAATATAAAAATTTATTTCCAGCGGCACTTTACAAATTGCGGCTATCCGCTTTACAGCTTCGTCGGTTATTGCCTTCCCGAACAATTTTTTTATATAATTGATTCGCATATTCAATGAATAATAGCTTTCCTCTTCATTAAGATTTAACTGCTGACTTCGCCAGTTTACTTCGGCATTGCCTTTAATCTTATCAGCCAGTTCGGGATGTCCTGTAATTATAACCGAAAACAAAGGCCCGGCGCCGTTAAAACGCGCTTCGCGCAATTCTTTTAGTGCCCTGTATGTATTTGCATGTATGCGGTGCCCTTCATTGATTAAGACGGAAATAAGTTTTTTCTCATTAACAAACTTTGCGCCTGCTATTCTTATAAACTGCCGGCTCCGGGCTTCTAAATCCCGCCGGGGGGATTCATTAGACAGGTCATAAATACATGCGTTAATGATTGAACTTATATCTAATTTTTCCTTATAATAATTTGTTACGTTTACAAAAGCGACTTTGTCCGAAAATTCCCTGCAGGCCGTTTCATAAAGAATATTTTTGCCCGCGCCTTTATCCCCAATTATAAAAAGCATCTGGTTTTGTTTTATTGCGTCAACCACTTCCTCTTTATAATCATTCAAAACCCGGTCCCAGTAAAAAGGTACTTCATCAATGCCGAAGTGCTTTAACAGTGCATGTTTAATCTGAATCATTTTTATTTATCTCCTGTTTATTATTATTTTCTGAAACTGATTTTATAATGCCCTGCCAGTCAAGGTCATTATTCCAGTCATGGTTTATCATTAAAAGAGCCGTGCAAAGTGCGATAAGTTCATTCTTATTCAGTTTACTCAGGTCGCTTGCTATTTTATTAATGAGTTTCATTTATGTCAATCTCAGGATTACCCTTATTATCATTTTCAGTATGGTCTTCCGTTTCATCTGCTTTTGAAATCTTTAAGCGACATCCGCAAGCGACGCATTTACCTATTAAGAAAACTTCATATCCTGTCAACTGAAATCCGCATTCAGGACATATTGTGTCTTCCATTGCCATATTATCACTCGCTTTCTTCCGGGTCAACCGAGGAAAAACCAAGATTAAGAGTTTTCCATTTTGAATTTTGGTCCTTACGGTATTGAAATGTTAAATATTGTCTTTTACCGACGCATGTTTCAGCCTTTGTTAATAATTCCATAGCCTCAATCCATTCGTTGTCATTAGTCTCAAGCTGCTTAAGCGAACGGAGTGCCGTAGAATTTACAAACCCATCCTTATCTGTTTTGAAAACGCTGTTTATAACCTGTCTCAGCATCGGATGTGCGTCTTTGCCCCATCGGTTCATACAACTTTTTATTTTAGCCTCGGCAAATTGCCTGGTATCGTCAAGCCTTATTATATCATTGGATTTTACTATAATCTTCATTGTATTGTCATAACTGGAAAGAGTAAAATTATTAAGGCCTTCCATATCCTCACTCTTATTATATTTTTTCCAGAATAACATATAAGCCTGAATCATTCCGTCCATTTTTAATTTTTGTGAAATCATATATTTTTGAAGCTTAAAAGCATGTTCAAATATTTTCTTCACGGTAGCATCTTTGCGCAGGTGGTCTTTTCTTATTACCTCCACCGGTATTTCGCGTCCGTTGCTGTTTTTTAATTTCAGACCGCTATATTTTATTTTCTTTCTCTTACGCATTTACGACCTCTGATTTTATTGATTCTTTCGATTCAATAGAAATCCCGGACTGGCATTCAATAGCTTCATTAAGCTTTCTTTCCCTTAGATCAAGAACCGCCCAGTATATTTCTACCTTTTCGTCATATTCTTTTTTGCCTTCGGGCGCTAATTGTTTATTATTTTGTTCCTGCAGTTCTTTATATATTTGCCCGGCATATTCATCAAGTGCAGTAACATCATTTTCCGCGTCGGGATAAATAAATTTTGCGGCTTTCAAAAGTTCTTCATCAAGTGCGTGCATATAACCTCCATGAATATTATTATTGATTCAGGCTTCGTTTGCCTGCCACGGCGGCAGACAGGCCTGGTTAATTATGTAATAAAGAAATTCGTTTATATAATCTTTTCTTAGGCCATCCGGCTGTGAAAACATTTCTGAAAAGACATCGGCATAATCTTCATAGCATTTGCCGGAACGTTGCAATATTTTCCCCGCGTAAACCTTAGCTTCATAAGCATCTTTGAAATAATTTTCTGCCTCCGCCTGCGTAAACACCGTTTCCGGTTCAACTTTATTAATTGCAGGTTTCAGATATTTTATTTTCCCGTCCTGTTTTACTTCATTTTCCACTACCTGGCGGTAAGTAGGCTGCTGCCTGTGTTCAAAATTGCCAAGCGTAACAAAGCCGTCAACCGGCTTTAATATGAAAGGCTTTGAATATTCGTCTATTAATTCGGCTACAACTTCCCCGCGCAGGTTCTTATAAATCCTTATATGCTTATTCTGTGTATTGCGGGGACATTCATATTTGTCGTTATTAATGCTTACCAGCAATGACGGATTAACTTTTCTTATCCAGGGCTTTGCAATTATTTCTTTCATATCGATTGATATTTCCCGCTGAGGATGTAAATTTAAGCCGCTCATATAAGCATGGCCGCGCGTGCAGGCTTTAACCGGGTGCTGCCTGTCTAAAAGTTCAATCATAAACTCGTGAATCATATCGTTGTAATCATTCAGGTAAATAGTTTTTCCGTCGCCCAGAATCATTGCCCGCTTAAGTTCAAATCTTTTCCATAATAATTTCCAGGCGCTTTCACGTTTCTGTATGCCGCGTTTTTTCATTGGTATTGATAGTTCGCTTGCAATCTCAAGCTTATTAAGCAAAGCCTTAACGGAATTATCTTTTATAAAGCTGCCGTTGTCGGTTTTTAATATTTCAGGCAGGTAATGAATAGGCAGATCATCTTCGGGCCGGTTATAAACATAATTAAGAAATTCTATGCCGATTAAAACGCATTCGCCTGACGCAACATAAGCTCTGGATATACTTACACGGCTGAAAGCATCTGTTATGCCTACAAGCCAGGTCCTTAATTTATGCTCGTCCTCTTTATAATAAAGCGACTTGCCGGAAACGCGCAATAAATAATCGTTTGCCTTTTCATCATATTTAATTACCTGAAAATATTTTGAACGCGAAAAGTCCATTTGATGCTGCTGATTCGGGTATTCGGCTTCAACTCTTACAATTACATCCTGCTGCCTGTATCCGAGTTCCCTAAGACGCCTGTTTACAGTTGATATTGTCAAAGTGTCCGCGCCCGGGAATTGTTTTTCCTGCAAAATCTGAATACATATATCGGTCGCAAGTTCGCGTTCGCTTAAGCCCATTAATGCGCCGCGGCTTTTTATCTTTGCTATTTCGTGAATCAGGTTCATATCAATTTTTTTCTGCCTGTAAATTGTTTTGCTTGCGCCGTATTCATTGCGTAAAGTCCTGTATATAGTAAACCGGCTTGTATTATATAATTTTGCATACCTGTTTATAATATCGCCTTTAGAACCTTTGCCCGCGGCTTTTAATTCCGCCTTTATCATTGCCGTATTAATCATTAGTATAGCCTTTTAGTTCACTGTTTTTCATACAGTTAATTCTTTTATATAAATTCTTGTCGCCGTTTGATAAAATGCGTTGCATACCGACAATTATTTTTGAAGCTTCAAAATTTGTAAGCATCTGCACCGCTTTGTTTAAGTTCAATTGATGCTTAATAAATCCGGTAGTCCTGGTTTCATTCCATCCTAACAAATCCTGTAATATATTTATCCTTTGCGCCTGTAGTTCTGTTAAATGTATCTGCATTCCCCGTCGTCCCTTACCGTAGTATTTATTAGCAGAACCGGGCCGCTGCAAACCCGGTTCCGCCGTGGTTTTGGGCAGGGGATTAATTTTATTTAATGTCTTTTCAAGATTGCTTATAAATAAAGATGCCTGGTCAGTTGATAATTCCTTTGATGTTTCCGCAGAAAAAACAGACAGGTTCTGCCTGTAATCTTCATCTGAAAGCGATAATTTGCTTTTCAATGTGTGAATTTTTTTTATCTGTCTTAATGTTGCATACATTTTATTTGCTTTCAAATTAAACTTTGCGGGCCTTTCAACCCGCAAAGCAGGAGATCAACATGGCCGCAGCTATTACCGCCGCTGCGCAGGCGGTTAAAGTGAAAATTATTCCGTAATAGCATCGACGTATGTGGTTAATAACCTTTCATGCACTTCGTCTGTCTCGCGGATAATGCCCTGCAATAGTTTCCTTAATACTTCCGGGTCCTCCGGCGTTATTCCGCAGCGAATGATAACCTCATTAAAATTTTCAAGAAGATTGCGGGCTTGTTCAAGGGCTTTTCTCTTTGCCTGCGCCGAACTTGCAACCGGCCCGTATTTTAATTCAATATCCTCAAGTTCCTCTTTCCGTTTATTCAGTTTATCTAAATTCTTTTCAGTCGCTTCTTTTTGTTCAATCAGCAATTTGTTTTCTTCGGTAAGTACAGCAATCTTTGATTTATATTTTTTCGTCGCTTCGGAAATTTGCCGCCCTAATTCCTTCGCGGTTTCGTCCTTTATATCTTCAATGTTGAAATCATTCTCTCCGACTTTTACTTTGCCCTTTTTAATCAGTTCTGCCAGGTCGCCGTCATCAAACCGTGATAGTTCGTATAACTTTTCAATACCAAGATTTGAAACTTTTTCGGCAATTTCATTAGGCGAAGTTGACTTCGCATTTTCTAAAGTATCACCTGAGGTAATTTGTATAAGTCCGTTTCCAGTCAACGACTTGGAAACATTCTCAAATTTTGCGGCAATAGCACAAAGTTTCTCGGCCTGACGAAGTCCGAAAGGTAAAGTTGAGCAATATTCCTCTTTACTCTGGCAGTTAAGGGCCAGATAGAGCTTTTCATCAAATATTTTCTTAAGGGATATTGCCGAGATAAAAACGCCGAGTAAAACCTGCTGATGTGCATATTGCGCCAGCCTTATTTGTTCGTGAGATACCTCTGTAAATTCACCTGTATCAAGGTCAAGTATTGTTAATGAATTTGCATTCGTATTATTTGCTTTTTGGAATGTCTTATTCTTTGTCATAGTGTGTTCCCCTTAATTATGGTTTTGTTTATCAATTAAAAAATAATTTTCGTCTGAATCGGGATAAAGGGTAGCATGTTTTATACATGATTTTAGAAAGAAAATAGAAAAAACAATATAAAAAGTACCGGCTATTATGTAAATCATTTAGACCTCCTGCAGTTTATTTATGGCCTGCCTGGTAACGCCGAACCGGCGCCCGACCTGCCCGCATGTTTCAAATTTGCTGTAATAATTCCTTAAGTAAATTTCATTGTCGTTATTAATAATATTATTACTCTTTCCGGCTTTGCATATCCGCCTTATCTGCCGTGTTGAGCAGTCAAGCCTTTTTGCAATTTCTTTCTGGCTTAAGCCGGTGTTAATCATTTCCTGTAATAATATTTTATCAATAATTTTAGGCATATCAGGCAGCGGCTATAATGTTTATAAAATAATTCCGGCGGATTGTTTTGTATGTTAATGGCCTTGAATATTGTTCTTCGGCTTTTGTAGGTATAATGCCGTTTAAGATTCTGCCGAGCAAATGGCTCATAAATAATTCCCGGCGCTCTGATTTCTTCGTCTGCCTTATTGAGTGCAAAAGTATTTTTGATTTTGCCGTCATTATAATTCCAGGTCTATTTGTTTTGATATTTTTTTGTCTGCAAACTTTTTAACTGCAACACTTTCATTTATAACTTTATCAAGGCTATCCCTCAGCTTCGGATAAACTTCCCCCGGGTTCTTAAGGAATTTTGTAAAATTATTTACGGCTTCGCTTGTGGCGGCGGAATAACTGGCAACCATTTCATTTTCATCACCGCGTGCCATTTTTATTTTGGGCAGCTTTATCATTGCGAAGCCAAGCCTTGATGCTTTAATTTTCAGCGGTTCATAATTATTCTGCAATTCCATAAACTTGTCTTCAAGGTTTGAAGGGAAAGGAATATTTTCCGCAAGGTTAGCCAGCCGGTATAAATAATTCTGAGACCTGCAAACCGCATCGGCAAGTTCTTCAATACTAAGCGGGCCGCCGTGAATTAGTTTATAATGAGCAATTTTAAGAGCCGTTGAATGGTCCATTAAAATTTATTCTCTGTTTTTTAATATCTTTTTATTACTTAGTTTATTATGTTTGTAAACGCTGTAAACTGCTATTCTATTCTTAGAATCAGGAAATAAATAGAGTTGAATTAATCCCCTGGCCCTGGGGGCCTTAACTTTGCCGGCAATAATTTTCTGAATATATTGATGCGTAAAGCCTAAGGCCCTTGCTATCTCGCTTTCATTGATTCTATGCTGGTCAATGATTATGAAACGGGCATTATTCCGGGGGTTATTTATCAACTCAATTTCATTCTCATTATTTAGTATATAAGAAATACGTTTCATGCGGCTTTATCCGGGTTAATCATTTTCTGAAATTGTTCTTTCAGTTTTTTAGAGGATTGACGTCCCCGAAGAACACGTCCGGCATATTGAGGAGTAACACCGAGCAAACGCGCGACCGCACTCGGATTTAAGAGATTTACATGTTCTTTTTTATCCAGGTCAATTTTAATTGTTTTGCTCATTGTTCTCTTTTTTTATTAAAATATTAGGTTCAAATTTGAACCTGACAAAACTTAAACAATCGTTTAATAAAAGTCAAGGGAAATACATAAAACAACTGTTTTATTTTTATAATGAAAACCTCCGAAAAGATTAAAATATTTGCAAAAAAGCACTTCGGCAGCTTAAGAAACCTTGCCGAACGCTTATTCATTAGTCCTGAAAATTTATCCGCTTATGCGAATGATAAGCGAGACCCGGGAGCTCCCTTTTTAAGAAAAATGTTAAAGGCGGGTTGTGACCTGAATTGGTTATTAGATGAAAGCGACCAAATAAAGGAAGGAACTGATAACTTTAAGGATATTAGAATTGCTGAATTGGAAACTGAAAACAAAAAGTTAAGAGAAAAATTAAATTCTATAGAGAAATTTATACAAAAAATAAAGCCGGTGTAAGACCGGCTTTAATTAATTATTAGATCATAGGAGGCGTTCGAGAAGGGTAATAATTAATTTCATTTCTGCACTTAGAAGATGGCCATGTATCCCGTATTCAATTTCTGTCTGTCTTAATACATTATGAAATAAGCGTGCATGAGTTATTATCTCATGTATTAATTGCGGAACTGGTCCTTGAATAATATGAATTGACATCGCTTCTCCCTTTATCTATTAGAGTTTAGGAAATCTATTAATTAAGTGAAAGGTAAAAAATGTCCGACCAAAACAACTTGGATGTAAATATTCCTCCTAAAATACCTTTTATGAATAGAGCGCACCCGATTTTAACAATAATTATTATCATAGCTATAACATTTATATTAGCCAGTTTAATCTCAGAAATAAAAGAAGAACAATTTTTTGAAAAGAAAGAATACCAGGTAACTTTATCAGTAACAGGAACGGCTCATGCTGCCTCAATAACTTATACAAATGGAAATGACGGAATTGAACAAATTAATGCTGTTAAGTTACCCTGGCAGAAAACATTTAATTGTAAAGGAACGACTAATTTTTATTTAAGTGCTCAAAACTTATATCTTGAGGGTACTATTATAACAACAATACTTCATAATAATGAAATTATAAGAACCGCTGAGAGTCAGGGCCAATATGTTATTGCATCGACAAAAGCTGAGTTTAATGAATAA